AGAAGCCCTGTCGATTTTAGAAGACGGGGCGACTCAGACATCCCCTCGGTAGACTTCGTCTACATGCCGAATGGCGAGGAGTGGTACATGAAGCCGATTGAACTCGGCTTCTATACGTATCCAGACCTAAAAGACGGCACGATTCTGATCGAAGATATTTCGGAGATCAACGACTACATCTCGATCGCGAACGAGAACCAGGGACGCCTCCGCGCGGCGATGAAAAATGGCTGATAGCGTCCTCAAGTCTTACCTGATATCGCTCGGATTCGCCACGAACGGCGGGTCCGAGTTCAAGCGTTCTCTCAAGGACTACGAGAAGGCCGTCGTCGACGCCGAGAAGGCGATCGAGGATGCGCGCTGGGCCGGAGCACAGACCCAAGAAGAGATCGCCAAGCTCACCCGCGAGACGAACCTGAAGCTCGCCCGCGAGGCGTTGGCAAAGGCTGCGGACGCGAAGAAGCAGGAAGACGAACTCGCGAAGAAGCGGAAGGAAGACGCCGCCGCCCTGATCAAGGGCTTCGAGAAGCTCGCGATCGCGGCGGCCGCAGCGGCGACAGCGATCGTCTACGCGGTCTCAAAAATCGCGAACGTTTTCGACAATTTGTACTTTCAAGCTCAGAGATCCGGAACGTCGGTTCAATCATTGCGGGCGATCGGACACGCGTTCGCTCAAACGGGAGGATCGGCCCAACAGGCTCAGGCTTCGGTCGACTCTTTCACGACGAAGTTGCGCAACAACCCCGGGCTTCAGCAATTCACGAAAGACATCGGCGTCGATCAAAGGCTCGGTGGCGTCGATAAATATATCGCGACGCTCGACGCGATTAAGGCGAGAACGAAGGATTCCCCATTTATCGGCGTACAATATGCCGAGATGCTTGGGATCTCTGAAGAGAACTATAATCAGTTTCTTCGCCAGGGCGACGCGATCAAGGCTTATAAGAGAGAATATGATGGTCTTCTAAAAACATTTGGACTCGACACCGAGAAAGCCGCGGCCAATTCGGTCCTGTTTGAGCGCGCGATGGGTAAGCTGCGCGCAACGGCTGGGATCCTCGCCGACAAACTTCTGACCGCGCTTGCTCCAGCAATTACGGGGATAGTCGACCGGTTTCAGGCTTGGGTCGAGGCGAACCCCGGCGCGCTCGATAAGATCCTGACGAACATTTCGAACGCGATCATCAAGGTCGCCGAGGGGATCGCGAAATTTATCGCCTCGATCACGGGCGATGATGGCGACGGTTTCATCAAGAAGTGGGATGCATTCACGGCGCGCGTGGTTCGGTTTGCGGAGACGATCGAGCGGATCGTCTACGGGGTCGAGAAGCTCATGAAGATGCTTCACCTCCTATCCGACACGAAGACCGTCCTCGGCTCGTCGGATCGGACCGTCGCGGCTCTGAACGCGCTCACTGGCGGAACGGCGGCGCCCGACGGTCCGGGCGGCTTTCGTTCCGGCGGCGCTCAGTCCGGGGCGGAAGGCGAGGACAAGCGCAACTGGCTACAACGCAATCTGCCGAAAGGTCTCGGCGGCCAAGACGCGCCCGGCGAAGGGACCGCGGGCGGCCGGAAGATAAAAGCGACCTCGAAGAACATCGATCCGGCCGTCGAGGCGTACATCCGCAAGGCCGCGGCGGCGCGCGGGATCAATCCCGATACCGCAGTTGGAATTGCGGACGGCGAGGGGCTCGGCGGCTCGACCTACGATAAGCTCACGCCCGGCGATTTCAAGGACGGCAAGGCGACCAGCTTCGGCCCATTCCAGATGCACCGCGGCGGCGCCGGAAGCGTCGGAACCGAGTACGAGAAGAAAACCGGTCACAAGGTCGACGATCCGAAATACCTTGAAGAACAGATCGACTTCTCGCTCGACTGGGCGAAGAAGAATGGCTGGAACGCTTGGTACGGCCGCTCGAAGCACGGCATCGGGACGGGCGAGGGCCTGAACTGGAATCCGAACGCGCCTCCGAGCGATAAGCAAACACCCGGAAATGTCGCTCCGACGGACGGGGTCGGCGGCGTCGATCAAATTCAAGGGTCTGCGGCAGAAAAGCGTAAGCAGGCGATCACGGACCAGTTAAGGAATCAGATCGCTCAGGCGGCGAAAGCGGCCGAGGTCAACGCAGAGATCTATTCCGGCGGCCAGGATGAAGATGGGCCAAACCGAACCGGAAGCCATCGTCACGACCACGGCAAGTCCGCGGATCTCAAATTGTATACGCTCGGGAAGGATGGAAAGAAGCAATACCTTAGCATGAACGATCCGGCGCAGCGCGCAAAGATGGAAGCGTTCGTTCGGGAGAGCGTCAAAGCCGGCGCGAATGGCGTTGGCTCCGGTCCAGGTTATATGGGGGAGAGCGGCATCCACATCGGCGGCGGATCACCATCGGCTTGGGGTGCCGGCGGCTCATCGTCGAACGCGCCGGACTGGGTTCGTCGCGCACACGCGGAAGGAATGGAAGCTCGCAATTCTAAAAGAACGACTCCAAACGTTCCGATGGCAGGCTCGGCGACGGTCGGCTTCGATCCGAATTCGATCAAGGTGGCGACTCCGGCCGGGATCGGCCCGGGGTCGACATCGAATTCGACCGACGCAAGGTCAGTGAAGCAAAACATCAACAACACCGTGACCGTTACGGGCGTCGAACGTCCTGACCAGCATGCAAAAGCCGTTCAGAGCACGCTCAATAATGTCCACCAAATGAGCCTAGAGAACGCTCAGTCGGCGATCGCGTAAGGACGCAGAGATGGCCTTAACAGACCTTGTCGGTCCCGCGATCAACGCCCTGTCCGGAGCGATCGCCTCGATTCAGCCGATCGGTCGCTCGATCGGCGAGATCTATCCCGATGTCGTGATCGAGGAAGGGCACCGCGACGAATCGATCGTCACGGCGGAACCGGTCCAAGGCGGCGCGATCGTCACGGATCACATCTTCGACAGACCCCCGAGCGTCGAGATCCGCGGAGGGTTCTCGAACTCGTCGGCGGGATATGTCGGCTATGTCCAGGAGCAGTATCAAGCGCTGCTCAAGCTGAAGGCGTCGAAGAGGCCGTTCTTCCTCTCGACCGGGAAGCGCGGTTATCAGAACATGGTGATCCAGGCGATCGCCGTGACGACCGATTCGCGGTCCGAGAATGTTCTGATGTTCACGGCAATTTGCGTGAATATCAACATCGTTCGGACGGCATCCGCCGCGAGCGACCCGACGACCGCGAGCCCCGCAGCGAGCCAGGCTGATCAGGCGAACCCGTCCTCGACGGCCGGCGTTTCGAACTCCGGCACGGTCGAGGCGAGGCCGGTCGATGCCCAGTCGTTCGCGGGCGCGTACGGCCCGGGGTCGAACCTGAATCCCGGGAGCGCGGTGGCGCCGGGTTCGATCGGCGATTCGTCGTTCGGGGCGGTTGGATCGGGGCTGTCTGGCCTCTCGGCGCCGCCGCTCGTCTCGGGAGATGTCGGCGAACTCGTCGCGACCGATCCGTCCGGCAATGTCGTATCGACCGTTCCGGCCTATAACCCGTTCTCTGTCGGCGCTTTCGGGGGAACGTAGACGATGAAGACCGCGTACGAGATCCCGCTTCAGCATTCAAATCCAACGTTCTTCTCGATCACGCTCGATGAGATCGGCTACAACTTCCGGATGACTTACTGCACTCAAAGCGCGTGCTGGATCCTCGATATTGCCGACGCGGCGTTCAACCTGATCCTAGCGGGAGTGCCGCTCGTTTCGGGCGACGATCTCCTCGCTCAGTATCGCTACCTCGGCTTCCCGGGTGGCCTGATCGTTACGACCGATCGTGGATCCGGAGAGGTTCCGGGGTTCGACGACTTCGGCTCGGTCGCACACTTGTTCTACGTCTCGGACAACGCGTGATGAATATCAAAAAGAAAGTTTCTTTTTTTGTCGGCGAGACATATATGTCGGATTCGCCTTTCATGGCGTCGCCGGGCGGCCATATAACCCGCGAAATCCTGTCGCGAAACGCCGCCCGGCCTTTCACTGGCTTCGCACGATGACCGAGCATTTCCTCCGCGCCGTCGAGATCGAGGTCGGCGGGACGAAGTTCACGTACGATGGGACGATCCCGGATAATCTCGCCGATGGGCGCGGTGACGGCCCCGGTCTCCGGATCGCTTTCGATATCCACCAAGCCGACCGGTCAACTCCTGGATACGCGAATATTCGGATTTTCAACGTTTCGCAAAAATCGTCCGCAGCAGCGCTTGTCAGTGGTGCTCAAGTTAAGGTTTCTGCGGGTTACGGCGGACAAATTGCGGAGCTTTTCAAAGGCCAGGTAAGACAAACCCGAACGAACGTTCGCGACCGACCGGACGACCCGAACACCGCGCTCGTGATCCTCGCCACAGATTCCGGAATTGCTCGCAACTTCGCCGTCGTGAATAAGACGCTCTCGGC